CACTGGCAAGTATGAGTGGTCACATTAACCGGATGGTGGAACTTACCGGAACACCTTCACCGAACGGACTGGAAGATCTCTGGAGCCAGATCTTTTTACTGGACGGCGGTGAAAGACTTGGCCGAAGATATACCCAGTTCCGGGAGCGGTATTTTGATCCGGGAGACAGAGGACAGAATGTGATTTATAACTACAAGGCAAAACCAGGAACGGAAGAGAGCATTCTGGAAAAGATCTCGGATATCTGCATCAGCATGAAAGCGGAAGACTACCTGCAGCTTCCGGATATCATTTACCATCAGATCCCGGTCACATTGGACGTGAAAGCGGAAAAGGCATACCGTGAACTGGAAAGAAAGATGGTTTTGGCTCTTCCGGAAGACGAAGAGGAGATAAGTGTTACCAGTGCTGCAGCGTTGAGCAATAAATTACTACAGCTGTCGAACGGGGCGATTTATGACGAGGATCATGAAGTACATGAAATCCACGGATGCAAGATAGAGGCATTCCTTGAACTGATTGAGAGCCTGAATGGAAAATCCGTCCTTGTGTTTTATAATTTTCAGCATGACCGGGTACGGATTCTGAAAGCACTGGAAAAGTTAAAACTCCGGGTGAGGGAGTTGAGGACAACTGAGGACGAGGATGCGTGGAACCAGCATGAGGTGGACGTTTTACTGACGCATCCGGCAAGCAGTGCTTACGGATTGAACCTACAGCAGGGTGGAAACCATGTGATCTGGTTTGGTCTTACCTGGAACTATGAATTATATACGCAGGCAAATAAAAGACTGCATAGACAAGGGCAGGAAGAAAAAGTGATCATTCATCATCTGGTGTGCAGTGGAACCCGTGATGAGGACGTCATGCTAGCACTGGAGAAGAAAGAGGATGTCCAGAACTGGGTAATGGAAAGCCTGAAAGCAAGAATCCGGAAGATCCGTCAGGAGGGGATAATGTGATTGAATTAACGGACAAGAAAAAAAAGAGTCTATTGGAGAAGTACAAGGAAAGGCATGGGGGATGTGCCATTTGTCCCGGGTGTAAAGAATATATCCGGGGGAGTGATGAACTGGCAGATGTTGAATACATAAAAACAAAACGTGGGACAGAAGTATTTTTGCATCGGGGATGTTTTGAAAAAGTCTGGAGGTAAGAGATAATGAAATCGAGTGATACAGGGAATATTGCAGAATTGATTGAGATGCTTCGGCAGGATGCGGTAGAAAAATACAAGGAAGAGCATGGATGGATTCCGATTACAGAGAGAATGCCAAAGGAAGAGGAATATATTCTGGTTTCGTTTGAGAATTATACGCTGCCGGATATTGGAAGATATGAGAATGACGGGAGTGATAAGTTTTATCCTGGAGATGATGAGGAAACCTATGCAAGATATGGATTGATTGTGAATGCCTGGATGCCGTTGCCGAAACCGTATAAGGAGAAAACAGAATGACAAATAGGGAATATATGATAAATCTATTGCTGAACGGTTTGGAATCACGATTGAACCGAGTAAGCATTGATGATGATGGTGCAAGCGAAGAAGCTATGATTTATTACAACATAAATTGTCCATATTATGTAGGCGATAAAATGGCATATTGCCGAAAAGAAGGTAGTCTAGTACCAAGTAGAGAGGTATGCGTAGATTGTAAAGCACATTGGCTTGAACAGGAAGTTGATGAATAAAAACAAAACGACAAAGGAGTTGAGGACGATGAGACTAATTGCTGCAGAGGCACAGATAGAATTTATAGATGCTGGACATTTACGGCATCCGGGAGAACTTGTTTTTTCGGAGTTGGATGTAGTTAATATGCTGCAACACGCACCAACGGCATATGACATAGACAGAGTGATGGAACAACTGAGTCTGGAACGGTCAAAGGCCGTCATATCTTTGGGTGAAAGTAAAGGAACAGCTTATGAGTTTTGCGATCGTTGCGTTCTGGATGCTTATGAAAAGGCGATAGCAATTGTGAAAGGTGGATGGAATAGATGAGTAATAAATGGATTCCAACAGCAGAGAGACTCCCAGATCAACGGGAGTTCATAGAATCATATGTCAGAAGTGCATATGCAGCGGAGTTTCTGGTTCGATGAACAGGGAGAACCGTATAAGGTTGTGGCGTGGATGCCGCTTCCGAAAGCGTTCAAAGGATAGAAGGTGATAATTTGCAGGAGAAACGAAGCAGAAAAGAGCAGCGGAGAGATAGACAGCAGCATTATGAGGAACTGGAAAGCCGGCATGATGCAAAGGCGTTGGAGAGATTCCGAAGACCAGCATACCAGAGCGTAAGCGTTGCGGAATATCTGGCGAAGAAGTATGACATTACAGCGGAGGTGGATACCGGTGGACAAGGGCATTTTGATTGAGTACGCGGATATGAAAGAAGAGATTAAGGATCTGCGCCGGAGAATTGAAAAAATCCAGAAAGAATTGGATAAACTGCATGGACAAATTGTTGTGGATTCGGTATCATGTGGTAAGAAGGGGAAAAAGCCACTTGGCACGGTAAAGATCACTGGCAGACCGGTTGGCGTGATTTTCAGAAAAGAACAGTTGCTGAATAAGAGAACCAGAAGGCTTGAGGAGCTGGAAGAAGAACTGCTGGAAATGACAATCCAGGTGGAAGAGTATATAGGATCCATTGAGAAGAGTGAACTGCGGATTATCTTTCGGCTTTATTTTCTGGATGATTTATCATATCCAAAGGTTGCAGATCAGATGAACAAAATGTTCCCGAAGCGCCGGATCCGGTACACAGATGAGAACGTCCGTAAAAAAATTCAAAGATATTTTGAAAATGTCCCACAATGTCCGGATAAAAAGTAGTAATATGATAACATCGAAAAAACAGAGATGGTTTTCGATACGATCTTTTTCATAAGAGAATTTTTCCTCAGTATTGGAATAGGCGATCTGGTGACAGGTCGTCTTTTTCGTTGCGTAATGTCAGAAAAAGAGGTATTATGATGATATAAATGCTATGATGAGGGAGGATAAAATGAAAAATTTAGTTAAAAAAGTAAGGGATAGATTTTGGTACGTTATGGTTGCAGGGGCTATAGTAGATGTGATTTTTAATAAATTGTGTACTGGTTGGCTATATATTGTATTGCTTATAGTAGGGCTTGGCGCACTAATATGGGGCGATTATTTACAACATGGACGAAAACTTTTTGATATGACAAAAGATGAAGTGAGTCGTTCGATAAATATGGGAGAAGCATTGATGAATGTTTTAGGAGTGCTTTATATTCCTGCAATTTTTATGTGTGTAAGCTCGGAATGGCTAGAATTGCGTGAAAAGATTATAGTTTCAATTGCTGTTATTGGGATTATTGTTGAACTCAATTGTCGAATTTACAAATATAAAGAAAGATTGCGAAGTTTAGAAAAAACAGAATAGCGAATTATAGGCACCCTTCGGGGTGCTTTTCTAATGCAATAAAACAGGAGGCGAGTCTGAGTGACGAAAAAACAGAAAATATTTGCAGATGAATATCTGATCGACTTAAATGCCACTCGGGCTTACAAAGTGGCGTATCCAAATGTTAAGAATGATGTTACAGCAGCTGCGGCGGCAAGTAGATTGTTAAGAAATGTTAAGGTTCAAGAGTATATTGCACAGAGGATGGCGGAAAAGGAATCCAAGCGCATTGCTGATCAGGATGAGGTCCTCAAGTATTTAACTTCTGTTCTTCGGGGAGAAAGCCGGGCACAGGAGATTGTAGTTGAAGGAACAGGAGAAGGCTGCAGTGAAGCGAGAACGATGGAGAAAGCACCATCGGAAAAAGAACGGCTGAAAGCTGCGGAACTGCTTGGTAAAAGGTATGCGCTATTTACAGACAAGGTAGACATGGATACTGATATGGATCTGAATATCACAATTGATTATGGTGAGGCTGATACAGGGTGAAAATAAATGTACAGGCAAATGCCAGTTTTAAAGAAGTTGATCACAGCAAGAAGCGGTATATAGTCATGAAAGGTTCTGCTGGTTCCGGAAAGAGTATGGATACGGCACAGCATTATATTCTACGCTTAATGAATGATCCGGGAAGAAATCTTCTGTGTGTCAGGAAAGCAGATGTAACAAACAGGGATAGCACTTTTGCAGAATTGCAGGGTGCTATTTTCCGTATGTTTGGAGAGAGTTATAAGCGATATTGGTACATCAATAGTTCCAATATGCTCCTGGAATGCAAGAGTAATTATAACCAGATTATATTTCGTGGAGTAAATGATGAGAAACAACGCGAAAAGCTCAAGTCTATTACTTTTAAACGGGGGAAGCTGACTGATGTCTGGATTGAAGAGGCTACGGAGATTACGCAGTCGGATTTTGAAATTATTGATGACCGTTTGCGAGGTGAGCTTCCTGAGGGGCAATTTTATCAGATCAGGATGACATTCAATCCGGTATCGGCTCATCACTGGATCAAAAAAGTGTTTTTTGACCGGACAGATCCGGACGTACTGACGCACCAGTCAACTTATGAGAATAACCGGTTTATCGATGAAGCGTATCACAGACGCATGCTCCGCCGTAAGGAAGTAGATCCAGAAGGTTATCGAGTGTATGGACTGGGGGAATGGGGAGAGGTTGCAGGACTGATCCTCAAAAATTATGTCATAGAAGAATTTGACCGGAATCCGGAGAATTATGATTATATCGTAAATGCGCAGGATTTTGGATTTAACCATGCCAATTGCATTGGTGAGGTTGGATTCAAAGATGGTGACTTGTATCTCTTTCAGGAATTATATATCTATGAGATGGATACAGAAGAGATTATTAAGTTGGCAGCAGGAAGATTCAATAAGAAACTGAGGATGTGGTGTGACTCTGCAGAACCGGATCGTATCAAGATGTGGCAGAAAGCCGGATACAGAGCAAAGGGAGTCAATAAAGAGACGAATAGTGTGCATGCTCAGATAGATTATTTGAAACAGCACAGGATTCACATACATCCGTCCTGTGTGAATACCATAAAGGAAATACAGCAATGGAAGTGGAAGAAGGATGAGCGTACAAATACTTATCTGGAAGAACCAGTTCCATTTTTTGATGATGCAATGGCGATGTTACGTTATTCCATCGAGGAAGAGCGTAAGGCTAAGCCGAAACTAAACAGAAACCTGAAAGGAGGGCTGTAAAGTGTTATTTCGATTACCGTCAGAAGAAGAACTGACAGATAACAAATTGAATGAATTCATAGCAAAACATAATGCAGAGTGCGCCTTTCGGTTTAAACATCTGAAAGATGCGTATGAGACGGATTATCAGATTTTTCACCAGAAGCCGAAGCCGGATTATAAACCAGACAATCGTATTGCTGTGAACTTTGCAAAATATATGGTGGATACATTTAACGGATATTTTATCGGGAATCCAATTAAGATATCTGTGGATGATGATGCTGCAGGCAACATCAAAAAATATGTGGAGCTCCTGGATCAATACAATGATCAGGACGATAACAATGCGGAGCTGTCGAAGATCTGTTGCATTTACGGCAAAGGATACGAGATGTATTACGTGGATGAACTGGGAAATATCGGGATTACATATCTGACACCGTTCGATGCTTTTATGATCTACGATGATTCGGTGCTGTGCAGGGAACGGTATTTCGTTAGACTGTACATAGATTCGAATGATGTACTGCATGGAAGCGTATCAGATGCGGAGAAGATACGTTGGTTTACCCAGAAGGGAAAGCTTGTCTGGGAGGAAGAGGAAAAGATACATGGATTTGACGGAGTGCCAGCTACAGAGTATGTGGAGAACAAGGAACGCACATGTATCTTTGAACCGGCAATCTCGATGATTGATGCTTATAACAAAGCAATCAGTGAGAAATCAAATGATGTAGATTATTTTGCAGACGCATACATGAAAGTACTTGGAAGCAAGCTGGAAGATGAAGATTTGGAGCATATTCGCGATAACAGAATCATTAATCTGGAAGGAGATGCCGATACTGTTATAGTTGACTTCCTGCAGAAACCAAACGGAGATACCACACAGGAGAACTTGATTGATCGCTTGGAGAAATTGATATTCCAGATCAGCATGGTTGCGAACATCTCGGATGAGAATTTCGGTACAAGCTCCGGCATTGCCATGAAGTATAAGCTGCAGGGAATGAGCAATCTAGCCAAGACAAAAGAACGAAAGTTTACATCCGGAATGAACCGGCGGTATAAACTAATCTTTTCCAATCCGGTATCCGGAATGAAAGAAGATGACTGGGTAAAACTGCATTACCATTTCACGCCGAATATTCCGGCGAACGTACTGGAAGAGAGTCAGATTGCCGGTAACCTTGAAGGAATTGTATCACAGGAAACACAGCTTGGTGTACTGTCTGTAGTGGACAATGTGCAGGGAGAAATTGATCGAATACAACAGGAAGAAAATCAAAAAGCAGAGTATACGGTGCTTGGAAGAAATGAAAACTCTATATTGGAAATGATAACCATCATAAAAGAATATGCGGAAAGAAATGGAGAGGAACCGGTTGATGTTTTCAATAAAATACTTGGAGAAGGCGTAAATGGCAATGAAGAGTAGTGAGTATTGGAAGAAACGAGAGGCTGAAAACGCTATGAAAAACCAGATCTCGGAGGTGCAGTACAAGAAAGATATTGAAGAAATCTATGCCAATATGATGGATGAGATCAATAAAGAGATCAACGGATTTTACACTAAATATGCTGCTAAAGAAGGCATTACGATGGCTGAGGCAAAGAAGAGAGTAAGCAAGCTGGATATTGCAGCATATGAACGGAAAGCAAAGAAATATGTTGAAACAAAAGATTTTTCCGATCGGGCAAATGAAGAGATGAGGATCTATAATCTGACCATGAAGGTGAACCGGTTGGAACTCCTGAAGGCAAATATCGGTCTTGAGATGGTATCAGGATTTGATGAGATGCAGAAATATTTCGATAAGAAGCTGACCGACAGAACACTGAAAGAGTTCCAGAGACAAGCCGGTATCCTTGGCAAGTCCGTTCTTAAGAATGAAAAATACGCTCATGCAATTGTGAATGCATCATTTAAGAATGCAACATATTCGGATCGTATTTGGATGTATCAGGGAATGCTCAAAGCAGAGCTGGAAGGACTGCTTGCATCAGGATTGATCAGAGGACAGAATCCGAAGAAACTTGCAAAGCATCTGGAGAAGAGATTCGGTGTCAGTGCTTATAATGCGGAGAGGCTCATGACGACAGAGCTTGCAAGAGTGCAGACAGAGGCTCAGAAGCAGTCTTTTATCCGGAATGGCTTTGATGAGTATGAATATATTGCCTGTGGCAATAACGATGTGTGTTCGGTGTGCAAAGCACTTGATGGGAAGCATTTTAAGGTAGATGATATGATGCCTGGAGAGAATGCTCCACCAATGCACCCGAACTGCCATTGTAGCATAGCAGCATATATGGATAATGAGGCTTATGAGGAGTGGATAAACAGTTATCAGGAACATGGATTGAATTTCGAAGATTGGAAGGCTTCAAGGGAAAGCGAAGAAAGTAAAAAGAAATATAAATATACTGATACAGTTGTGAAGAAATCACTTCTTACGTCTTCGGAGTACCGAAAGAAATTCAATCAGGTATCCGGCAATTCAAAGGTGAATCGTAGAGCATGGAACATTTCCAAGGATATGCTAAGTCATAGATCTGGTACAAAGTTTGAAGATTTAGCATTTATCAATGTAGTCAATGGGAAATATGCAGTGAACAAAGACTATGATGTAGAGAGCAAGGCAAATATGAATAAACAAATGAAGCAGTTGCTGGAAGAATCGGAGCCAGAAACGATTATCGCAATACATAACCATCCAGGTAGCAGTGTGCCGAGTCTTGCGGATTTGATGACTTGTGTGAACCGAGGGTACTATTTTGGACTGGTAGCTTGTCATGACGGCAAGGTGTACAAATATTGGGTAGATAAAGCAAAGTTTAATCCAGCTATTGCAAATGCAGCTCTTGATAAATTGGAAATCGAAGGATATAATTACGATATAGAAAAGATGTTCGCAGATGCAGGTGTGATAATGGAGGTGCTGTAAAGTGAAAGATAAAAAATACGATGAGATATGTCAAAAACTTGGATTTGAGCCGAGAAACTATAAATTCCCCAATTTTGATACGGAAGACGATTCGTGGGAAAGCCCTTTTAAAATATTAACAGTTGATGAAATCGACTACTTGTACAAAAATGGATATTTGAATCAGAAATAAGTGTAAATTACTTCAAGAGTAAGGAAGTGAAATAAATGGCTCAAAATGATTATTTTGTGATTGTATACCGAATTTTAAAGTACCTTTACGATTGCCTGAAAAAGGGTGAAAAACCAGAAGTTGAGTATTTAGTTGCATCGACGTACAATATTCCAGAAAATTATTGGATATACATTCTTTTAAGCTTGATTAACGAAGAGTATATTAAAGGGATTAGGGTTAATTCCACAAAAGACGGAGTAATTTTTGGTGATTTGCAAGAAGCTATTATCACTCCAAAGGGAATAGAGTATTTATTTGAAAATTCATTGATTGAGAAAGCCAAGAAAACATTAAAAGATGTAAAAGATATGATACCGTTTATTTAGAAAAGCCACTGATCATAATGATTGGTGGTATTTTTATACTCATTTTTAGTACAAGGAGGTGACAGGATTGCGTGATATGACTATCAGTATTATGGGGGCATGTTACGATATTCATTTTGTAGAAGAGTATCCGGAGCGGTTGAAAGGCGTGGGAGAATATGCAGATGGTTTGTTTAATCGATGTAATAGAGAAATTTATATTCTGAAAAACAGGGATAAAGATTTCACGGATGAAGGAAGAAAACGACATATGAATCGTGTGCTGAGGCATGAAATTATACATGCATATTTAGAAGAGAGTGGCTTATCTGCAAACTCGAACATGATATCCGCCTGGGCGCAAAATGAAGAAATGGTGGATTGGTTAGCGATTCAATCACCGAAAATCTTTGTGACATTTCAGGAGGTGGGATGCCTTGATTGAAGTAACCGTCTGCAAGGATGAGATAAAGATATCCGGGCATGCAAATTATGCTGTTTCCGGATCAGATATCGTGTGCGCCGGTGTAACAGCACTTGCACAGACACTGATCAAGTCTATTGAGGACCTGACAGACGATAAAATTGAATATGAGATATCTCCCGGAAGGGTGGATATAAAGTATGGGAATCTATCAGAGAAGTCGCGAGCTCTGGTGGATTCCTTTTTCATTGGCATCTGTATGATTGCCGATGAGTTTCCGGAGTATGTCCGGATCATGTAACTGATGTGACCGAAATGTCGTTAAACTACACATTCAAGATGCAACGACCTAGGCTTAAATGAATGGGGCGGGGCGGAAAGGATAGATAAGATGAAATACATGAACAAACACTGGAGAATTCCAATGAGTAACCTGCAGTTATTTACAGAGCCTGGAGGAGACGGCGGTGGATCCGGAGAAGGAGACGGTGCTGGAACTGGAGGAGATCCTGGAAGTAACAGCAACACAACAATGTCATTTGATGATTTCCTGAAGTTGGAAGGCAATCAGTCAGAGTTCGACCGACGTGTCCAGAAGGCTGTTAATACGGCTGTGACAAATGCACAGACCAAATGGAAGACACTGACGGATGATAAGGTATCAGAAGCAGAAAAGCTCGCGCAGATGACCAATGAAGAAAAGGCGAACTACCGGGCGAAGAAAGCGGAGGATGCTTTGGAAGAAATGAAGCGCCAGAACGCCAGATCAGACATGGCGAAAGAAGCCCGTAAGATGCTGGCAGATGAGAACATTACTATTCCGGATGAACTGGTTATGAACCTTGTAGCAGAAGATGCAGATGGAACCAAGGCAGCAGTAGAAGCTTTTTCAACCATGTACAAGGAAGCGGTACAGAATGCAGTGAAAGATGCTTTAAAAGGGAAATCTCCAAAAGCAGGCAATGGTGGAGATAAACCATCGATGACAAAGGATCAGATCTTAGCAGTGAAGAATCCGTCAGAAAGACAGAAGCTGATTGCTGAGAACATCACATTATTTCAGTAAGAAAGGAAGTATGAAACATGCATGTTATTAGAAGATTAGGTCTGCAGGTATTTGCAGCACCGAATAACCTGACAGGAGAAGTGCAGATCCAGGTAAAAGCCAGAGAGATTGACTTTGTCACATCATTTGGTAAGAACCTGAAGGCACTGTTAGATATTCTGGGAATTACCAGAATGATCAGGAAGGAAAACAATTCGGTATTAAAGACCAAAACGGTAAAAGGTGAACTGCAGTCAGGAGATGTTGGAGAAGGCGAAGAAATCCCGATGTCCAGATACACAGTAGAAGAAAAGCCTTTTGATACGATCAAGATTGAAAAATATCGTAAAGGCGTATCTCTTGAAGCCATTTCGGAAAAAGGTTATGAGGCGGCAGTACAGGATACGGATGATGAGTTCAAGTCCGATCTGCAGAATGTAGTGACTGATAAATTCTACGCACAGTTAAAAGCCGGATCTCTTACAGGACACGAAACAACTTGGCAGATGGCTGTTGCAATGGCGATCGGAAAGGTTGTGGCTAAGTTCCAGAAGATGAAGAGAACGGCAACCGGAGTAGCTGTTTGGGTAAACACTCTGGATGTGTACAAGTATCTCGGTGCAGCAGATATTACACTGCAGACTGCATTCGGATTCAAGTATCTGACAAATTTCCTCGGAGCGGATGTTGTATTTGTTACTTCTGAGGTTCCGCAGAATGTGGTAGTTGCTACTCCACTCAACAACATGATTGCATATTATGTTGATCCGGGAGATTCCGAATTTGCAAGAGCAGGGCTGCCGTTCACTACAGATTCCGAGACAGGTTTTATCGGATTCCACACAGAAGGAACATATAGTCGTATGATTTCCGATAACTACGCAATCATGGGCTTACGTCTGTTCTGCGAGTATCTGGATGCCATTGCTTACATCTCTGTAGGAGAAGCTGATACACAGACATTAGGAACGTTAAGGGTAACGTCAGAGGCTGGATCAGAAGCAGGAACCACAAAGCTGACAGTGAAAGAGCAGTTAATGTCAATGAGAAACTGCTGGAAGTACAAAGATGCTGCAGCTGCAACAGCAGTAACTTACGGTATGGATGTTAAGAACTGGTCTAAGTGGGATGGTGAATCAGAGATTGCTTCGACAGCAACTCACCATATCACACTGGTTGAATGTGATCAGAACTACAAAGCTGTTCGCTCTGGTGATGTAGCTGTAACTGTCAATCCGGGAGCATAGGAGGTAAGGAAGCATGTATAAAGTAATCAAACATTTTATTGATCTTCATGATAATGATCACTCCTATAACGAGGGAGATATCTTCCCTCGTGAGGGAGTAGATGTCAGTGAGGAAAGAATCAAGGAACTGGCCGGCAGTGACAATAAACAGCATAGCCCGCTGATCGAACTGGTGGAAGAAACTTCGGATAATGCAACCGATACAGATGTCGATGAAAAACCACCAGAAGCCGGAAAGAAGGAACCCGAAAATAAAGAGCCGGCAGAATAGGAGGAGCGTATGATTGAAGATCTGAAAGTCTTGTTGGGACTGCCGGAAGAAATAGACGAGGAGTTAGAAAATAAACTATTGCTGATTTTGAAGGCTACCAAACAAAGGCTGCGTTTTCTTCTCGGGGGATTGGAGCCTCCGGAAGAGATGAATTATATCATCCTGGATGTGTCAATCATACGATTCAACAGAATCGGTTCAGAAGGACTTTCCTCTCACAGTGTTGAGGGGGAAAGCCTTTCCTGGTCGGAGAATGATTTTGCGGGATATATGGATGATATCCGGGCATATCTGGATGATCATAAAGAATCAAAGAAAGGTAAGGTGAGATTCCTATGAGATACGACACACCTATATATTTCCAGAAACTCACCCCTGGAGAGTATGATCCCACTACCGGTAATTACGGGGAAGATGCGATATCAGAAGATATGAAGTCTGCATCAGTCATGGATACCGGTACGAATACGATGATGCTTGTCTATTCCGGAATCAAGGAAGGCAGCCTTACCATTCACCTGCAGAATCATTATGACAGGCCGTTTGACAGGATTCGCGTAGGGAATAAAACATACGGTGTAGATTTCAGCAGGAAGCTCCGGACGAAGCAGGTATATGTTGTGTCGGAGGTGGTGTGATGGGAGTAAAGCTGATAGGCTTTGAAAAGTTGGAGGCTAAACTGACTAAGAACATGGATCTGTCTGCTGTTAAAACAGTAGTAAAGAAAAATGGAGCTGAAATGCAGAAAAAAGCTATGGAAGAAGCTCCTGTGCTCACCCATCATTTACAAAAGTCAATTATGTTGGAAATTACAGATGGAGGCATGACCGCAGAGGTTGAATCAACAGCGGAATATGCAGCTTATCAGGAATATGGAACAAGATTCATGAAAGGAAAGCCACATATACGTCCGGCATTTGATGAGCAGAAAGGTAAATTCAAGTCGGATTTGGGAAAACTTGTGAGGTGATAAGATGGATCCGCAGCAGGAATTGTTCGGTGTTGTTTTGATGGCATTGAAAGAAAAATATAAGGATACGGGAGTTGGTGTGTATGATACAATCTTACCACCAAAGGACACGCCGTATCCATTTATTTATCTGGCGGATTGCTCTGAGAGTGATCAGGCTACAAAAAATGAGATTATCGGCGAGACTAATCTAACGTTGAAAGTCTGGCATGATAATATACGGCAGAGAGGAACGGTATCTGGTATCTTAGCAGATATCAAAAACATCTGCAGGTCTATCGAACATACAGCGCACTATGCCTGGAATATGCAGAGACCGACACAGAGAATCCTGCCGGATAATACAACGAAACAGCCGCTTCTTATGGGAGTTTTGGTAGTTGGATATAAATTTAGTTAGGAGATGACAATAGTGAAGAACAGAAAGTTATTTGGGCTGCAGTTATTTGCAGAAGCAATTGCGGGTAAAAAGGTCGTGTATCTGTACCGTATCCTGAGTACAGAGAAAGATCATGACGCAACAGCACTTGCGTTTACGACAGAGAACGAACGTACAAAATCAAAAGATGCAGATTCTACGGCAACCAAGGATGGTGCAGTACGTACACCTGGGACTGCAGAAGGAGAAATCACGGCATCCAGTTTATTGAAAAAAGGAGATACGTTCATTGATGAGTTGGAGGAAGCACTGGACAATGATGAAAAGATGGAAATCTGGGAAGTGAATCTGGCAGAGCCACAGGCAAGTTCGAGCAGTAAGTTTAAAGCAAGATATTTCCAGGGATATCTTACAGAACTTGATCAGACATCAAGTGCTGAAGACAACGTAGAATTATCACTTACATTCGGATTAGAAGGTAAAGGTGTAAAAGGGTATGCGACAGTAACTGCAGAACAGCAGGAAGTAGCAGCGTATGTATTTGCAGATACTCAGAAGACAGGAGCTTAAGAGGGCGAGAAGATTCGTCCTCTTTTTTGATGTGCGACATCGCACAGAAGGGAGATAAAACAATATGATGGAACTTACAATCAACGGAACAGTATATCAGTTTAAATTCGGGATGGGATTCTTAAGAGAAGCAAATAAGCTTACCGTAGTTCCGGTTCAGGGAATGCCGGGAACCACAAAAGAAATAGGAGCAAGGTATCTGATCGCTAGTGTTGTGGTTGACCAGGAACCGAACGCGCTGGTAGATCTGTTAGATTTGGCAAATAAGGGAGAGAATCCAAGAGTAACAAAGGCAATGTTAGATTCTTACATTGATTCGGAAGAGGTAGACATCGATGAACTCATGGAGAAAACAAAAGATTTTTTATCGAAAGCAAATGCTACCAAGAAAGCAGTGAAAGAGATCTTGAAAGAGTACGAAGAACAGATGGCGAAGAAGAAGGATCAGGAGCTGTAGAAGAAGACCTATATAAGACCGTAGCAAGGAATTGCTTCCGGTATTTTGGCTTCACGTCATTTAAACAGGTGGATCAGCTGACACTGGCGGAATATGAACTTATGATGGAGGCTTTAGAGCTTCGGATGCTTGATGAGAGTTTACATGAACATCGCCAGGCATTTTTGAATTTTGCGGTGTGCGCAGAAAAGAAAGCTGGTAAAGGAAAGACTAAACCGGTTTATAGGAGATTCAAACAGTTCTTTGATTTGGATAAAGAACTAAGGAAGATAAAGAATCGAAGAAAACCATCCAGATTTGCTGGAATAACAAAGCTGTCGGATAGAGAGGAGCGAGAGGATGGCAGAATCATATAGTGTAAAAGCAATATTATCAGCGCAGGATAAGAACTTCTCATCTATCATGAAATCCTGTCAGGGATATGCGAGTAATCTGAAATCTACTCTCATGGGCGGACTTGGATTTGGTGCAATGGCAGCGATCGGTGGTAAAGCAGTGTCACTAGTTACGAATTCAGTTAGTGATTTGTCGAAAGAAACAATAGAGACATCAGATTCTATGTACAAGTTACAGGCTGCTATGAGATTTAGTGGCTATGCTGAAGATGAAATACAGAGGATTGCCGGAGCAACCGGTTCATTGAAAACATATGCAGATAAGACGGTGTTTTCACTACAGGATGTATTGAGTACGTTCGGATCCCTGTCAGCGAATGGTGTTAAAGACGCAGACAAGCTTACTGAGGCAGTAGGTAATGCTGTTGCAGTATTTGGTGGTGGTGCAAAAGAGTACCAGGGTGTAGCATTGGCATTCTCGCAGGCAATGGCAGCAGGCGTTTTACACGCTCAAGATTGGAATCAGATCATCAATGCCAGTCCACAGCTTGCCGGAGGATTAAGAAAAGAGTTAATCAAACTGAATCCGGTACTTGGAAATGATTTCAAAGGGGCTATGGAAGATGGAGCCATCACTGCAGATCTGTTAGGACAGGCAATTACCAATATCGGTATGACGGACATGGCAAAAGAAGCGGCCACATCCGTGACAACATTCGAAGGTGCTATGGGTAACCTGGAAGCCTCAGCTGTGAGTGGAATGATGAACCTGTATGATACATTCGCAAAGCCAAAAGTGATTGATGCTATAAATGGCATGACGAGCAAGGTGGATGCAGGATTTTCAAAATTGGCTGTTGGAATCCCGAAAGCTATTGAAATAATATTGCCGTACTGGAATGTACTTAAAACAGACGCAAAAGAGGTAGGGACAGCCTTTGGAGAGGCAGCTGGTGCGATTATTGACGAAGTACAGGAACTTACCGGAGCATTTGGGAAAAAGGAAAGTGTGGATAATTTCTCTGAAAGCATGGGAACAGCAACAGGTGCATTGACTACATTTGCGGATTTTCTAAAAGATCATGATAAAGAAGTGGCAAAAGCGATTACACTGTTACCGAAATTATATGTTGCTTTTAAAGGCTTTAAAATAGTCAGTGCAATCGCCCCTGGTGTCAAAACTTTTGCGGGCGCAATTGTAAGCATGACAGGAAAAGGAATAGCGACACTGGCAGGTAAGTTATTTGGCGTAGCAGCGGGTGAAAAAGCGGTAGGCACTGCAAGTAAAGAATCATCAGGGACTATCGTAGAATCAGCAAAAGCATTTGTAGCGATCGGAGCAGGAGTAGCATTGATTGCAGCAGGATTTTCCCTTTTGGCATATTCAGCCGTGCAAATCGCACAAGCTGGACCACTGGCAGCAGGAGTACTGATCGGCATGACAGGAGCAGTGGCAGGATTAATGGTCGTTGCCAAAAATGTGGCGCCGGCTATGACGGCCGGAGCAACCGGATTCATTGCCTTTGGTGCAGCTGTCCTGATAGCGGCGGCGGGGATTGCTATATTATCACTGGCGGCTGTTAATCTAGCCAATGCAGGACCGCTTGCTATAGGCTGTATGGTTGGCATGGTTGCGGCAATTGCCGGACTTGCCCTTGGCGCAGCAGCACTTGGACCGGCATTGACGGCCGGAGCAGTAGGTCTCGTTGCCTTTGGTGTAGCTATATTACTGGTTTCAACCGGAGCACTGCTGGCAAGTGTTGGGCTTGCCGTAGTAGCGGGTGTGCTTCCGACCATTGTGCAATATGGAATTCAGGGAGCAGCTTGCATCGCAACCCTCGGAGCAGGCATGATTGTGTTTGGAGCTGGGGCTGCAGTAGCAGGTGCAGGGTGCATTGTTCTTGGTGCCGGACTTGTAGTGGTAGGTGCAGGGCTTGCATTAGTTGGCGCAGCTGTCCTGATAGCGGCAGCGGGTGTATTGCTTCTTGCAGCAGGAGCACTGGCCCTTGGTGCTGGTCTTACAGTAGCTGGGGCAGGACTTCTGTTGATGGGAGCTGCATTTCCTGCTGTATCATCCGGAGCTTTAGCAACAGTAGGAGCACTGACAGCCTTAACAGCATTATCCTTAGGTCTTGCAGCCGGAATGGGCGCATCAGCTGTTGCGGTGGTTGCATTTGGAGCTGCTATGGCTGGTGGCGCAGCTGGCACGCTTGCGATGGTGGTAGCATTAAAGTCTGTTAATTCAAGTATGAAATCGATAGCAGGCAACGCAAAAAGTGCTCAGAGTTCATTATCAAGTATGCGGTCCAGTGTGAATGTAGTAAATTCTGGACTGGATGCATTAGGAAATAAGGCAAAGTCTGCAATTAGTGCATTGATTAGTCAATTCTCAAATGCGGAAGGAAAAGCAAGAAGCTCTGGCAATGCTGTTGGAAACAACTTTAATAATGGAGTCCATAACGGCATGAGCCGGGCGGTATCTACGGCAAGAACCATGTCTGCATCTACAGTATTGGCAATGCAATCAGCCGGATCCGGTTCATACAGTTGCGGTGTATATATAGGGGCAGGCCTTGCAAACGGTATGGCAAGTCAGGTCGGACGTGTAAGATCTGTTGCAGCGCAGTTGGCAGCTGCAGCAGAGGCGGCAATCCGGGCGAAGGCACAAATCCATAGTCCGTCAAAAGTAGCAGATAAGCTTGGCGGCTATTTCGGTGAAGGATGGGTAAATGGAATTTCTGATAGGGTCACAGATGTGAAAAAGGCAGCATGGAAACTGGTGGACATTCCGGATTTAGTTCCTATCCCAGAGATTGGAGCCGGATTAAGAATCGGTATTGATGATCTTAATGATGATTATGAATACAGCAGGAATGAAACCTACACCATCTATGTACCGTTGGAGATTGATGGCAGACAGGTAGCGAAAGCATCAGCAACTTATACCCAAGAGGAGTTAAAGAAGCTTGAAAAGCAAAATATGAGAAAAACAGGAGTGAGGTAGGAAGGTGACAAAATGTATAATTTCGTAGATACAGTAAGTAAACAAAGCAGTACGGAGTTGCCTTCCGAGGCGCTCTGTATCAACGGTGTATATATTGAAAATGAAATTGATGGATATAGGACATTAAGTGTGGAAGGGCGCGAACTGTTAGAATCCGAAGTTGGAAATATTCAAATTGGAAATCAGGACGGACGGCGTTATAGACAAAAGAGAGATGAAGTGCGGACAATACAGATTAACTATCAGATGTTAAGTAATAGTCCGGAAGATTTTAGAGAGAAATTTAATAAGTTATGTGCATTGATCAACAATGAAGAATCAAAGCTTATTTTCCTTGACGAACCAGACAAGTATTATATCGGAACAAAAGAAAGCATTGGAGATGTAGATTCTGGAAGGTTGAATGTAAAAGGAAGTTTTACATTCACTTGTTCCGATCCGTACAAATATAAAATAACAGAAAAAACAGCAAATAATGAAGGCGGAAAAGTTATCACTTTACAAAATGACGGGACAAAACCAGTGCTAATAAATGTAAAAGCGACAATGAAGTCAGATAATGGATATCTTGGATTGACATTGGATGATCGTTTTTACCAGATTGGACATCCAGAAGAGGTGGACGGAAAAAAATACGAGGTGAATGTCACTTTGTTTGATGATCATATGTGGAAAGACAGGGGATGGTTATTAAATCAGGGAGTTACACCACCTGTAACTCCGGAAAGATTGCAAAATGGTGTGATTAGTTACACGAAAGAATCTGCAAATGAGGGGTATATACAATGCACGAACTATAAAACTGGGAATAGTTGGCACGGTGCGGCGATGACAAAAATTGTACCTGCCGATGAAAATGGAAAGTATCCAGTTAACTGGAGGTCTTGCTGGCGTTTTGACTTTAATACAGACGGAGCGACAGATAAAGGGAGCCAGATTGGACATAATTCTGTTACATTTTCGGATGGAGACGATAATATTATTGTGTCAGTAGTATTTGAAGACAATAATGTTAATTCAGAAAGGTCTGATATGGCGATATATATCGGACAGAAAAGGGTATGGGATACAAAAAACACTACGAAATTCTATGTGACCGCCAGAGAGGGTGGACCATGTGTAGTTGTCGAAAAGATTGGGACAAAGGTCTCTGTAAGATTTAGTTATGCAGGAATAAGTAAAACTTTCCAGGTAGAAGACAAGAGCGCGGAGCTTAGGAAAGTAACTTGGTATGGGGCTACATATAAGGGTTATGCAGCAATTCGGAATAATCTTCTGAGAGCCTTGCAAGTAGTGAAGTACAATGTGGAACGATATGAGGATATACCGAATTATTTTGCATCGGGTGATGGAGTATACCTGGATGGAATGTTTAATAAGCTGTATATCAATGATGTGATCAATATGGACACAGTTGATATTGGTAGTCAACCCCTATTGCTACCGCCGGGAGAGCATACACTGGGAATTGTGACTTCAACATTTTCTGAAATGCCGGAAGTGGAAGTAACGTATAGAGAAAGGTGGATATAAATGGAATGGTTTATCATTAGTAGAGACATGCATGTGCTTTGCAATCCATCTACGGATGCTGAATATAGTTTGCCAATCGATGACAGTGGAGTGAATTATGGGCAAAGGATTACTTTGGCAAATAATGTAGCAATTGGAACGTATGATTTTAAAACATTTCCAGATCATGAAGATAGCAAATATATTACAGAAGGTAATTATATTGCTTTCAAAGATAAATATGGCAAAGACAGATTGTATACGATTATGTCTATCGAGGGGGATGAAAAATGGGACGTACATTGCGAAGACATAGGTCTTGATTTGATCAATGAAGTGGCGGGAGCATGGAATGTATCAGCAGAACCTGTAGAAACAACAATGAATCGGTGCTTACATGATACCGGATGGAGCATAGGTGTTAATGAGATAGCTGATCGGAAGAGAGCAACAAAATATGAGAGTCGTACAGATAGCCATTTAGCGAGAATTGGAATGATTATGAATGCATTTGATGCCGAATGCGAATTTGTGATTGAGATGAATGGTGCAAAAGTTACGAAGCAGGTTGTAAATATCTATAAATCACTAGGAGAAGATAAGGTACAACAGGTATTTATTGATGATATTGATTTGATTGCTTTATCCAGATCTGGTAGTATTGAGGATCTCTGTACTTGTATGATTTGCTATGGAAAGGAAGAAAATGGAGTCAGAACTACAATAGAATCTATTGAGTATGATGACGGAAGGTATTACAGTCCCAAAGGGCATATTCGCATTTATGATAGAGAGGCCCATCAAAAATGGTCAAGATATCGTGCATACGACTATACTGGACAAGGGGAATTTGATGGTTATGTCAACGGAGCATTTGAGTATGAAACAGATAGTCCACAGGAATTGTTTAACAGAGGATTATCTGAATTAAAACAGAGGAATGACAAAAAAGTATCCTATGAAGCAGAATTATATGATCTACAGGCGGACATAGGGGATACAATCCGGATTGCTGATAATCGATACCAAGAGAAGCTGTATCTGTCGGCGCGGGTGCAGGAAGTACAGAACCATTATACGGTAAATGGAGAAGATACAGGGAAGCTGGCTAATTATTCACTGATGGAGTCTAAGAGGACACAGGATGTCGAAGATATGTTGAAAGAACTACAAGGAAAAGTTGTATCGATTGATCATGCCGAGATATCGTATCAAATTGGAGAATCTGGGACAGAACCACCGAATGGAGAATGGAGTAGTGAACCAGTAGATGCAGAAGCAGGAAAGTATTTGTGGACCCGAACAATCACTTATTATACCAATTCCAGTAGGAATACGGCTTATTCCATTGCAAAGAGTGGATTGAACGGAGAAAAAGGAGAGAGCGGAGATAAAGGGGAAGATGCAACAACGCTACGAATTGAATCATCAAGGGGAACTGTATTCAAGAACGATTCTGTTGCTACAGTTTTGTCGGTAGTAATTTACAAAGGTTCACAGCGGATTACAGATAGTGCTGGACTGAAATCAGTATTTGGTAATGCTGCTTACTTACAGTGGAAGTGGCAGAGACTGGACGACGAATCGTTTGGAATCATTTCAGCAGGAGACGAGCGATTTGGAGATAACGGGTTTACATTTGCACTGTCACCAGAGGACGTAGATACCAAAGTGACATTCATGTGCGAATTGATTGTTTAAATAGAAGGGAGAAAATTCAAAATGGCTATTAAATCAGCCGATCAGATTACGATTATTGACGTGACTGATGCCTATTCAGTCATGCTGACATCTGAAGCATATACTTTCGTGGGAGGAACCAGTGGAGTAGCAGCAGGACAGTCATGTACTACTGAAGCAGTTGCTTTTTGCGGATCAAATCAGTGCTCAGCAGTAAATGTAACCGCAGCGGATATTGTGTGTCCAACAGGAATCAGCGCAACAGTAGAAAATAGTGGTACGGCTAAAGTGAAAATTACTTTTAGGACTACTGCCACAATTGCAGATGCATGTGAAGCCACTATTCCTGTAGTAGTAGACGGTATTACGGTAAATAAGAAATTCTCATTTGCTGTTGCCAAAGCCGGTACGAATGGACAGAACGGTACATCAGTTACTGTTAAATCTACATCTGTAACATATCAGGTCGGAACAAGTGGCACTACAAAACCAACTGGAACATGGAGTACAGATATTCCATCTGTGAGTAATGGACAGTACTTATGGACGAAGACTGTAGTTACATATTCTGATGGTAAATCAACAGAAGCTTATAGTGTTTCATATAAAGGTACTAATGGAACATCTGTAACAGTAAGTTCTACGTCAGTTACATATCAGGCAAGTACATCCGGTATAACAGCACCGACCGGAACATGGAGCACAACAGTACCGACTGTAGCAAATGGTCAGTTCTTATGGACAAAGACTGTAGTTACGTACTCGGATGGAAAATCCACAACTTCATACAGTGTTTCATATAAAGGCACTAATGGAACAAATGGTAAGAATGGTGCAGATGCTATTACTATGACTATTACCAGCTCTAACGGTACAGTATTCAAGAATAATGCCGGATCAACTGTTCTGACTGCGCATGTGTTCGTAGGAGGAGTAGAACAGAGTATTACAGATGCTGGTGTATGTGGAAACTATGGAACTGTTAAATGGTATAAAGCTGGCAGTACAACAGCAGTAGCTACAGCCAAGACCTATACAATTTCAGCAGCGGACGTAGATAATATGCTCGCTATCACAGCACAGTTAGAAAAGTAGGTGATTTTACATGGCAATCAAAGCAAGTGCTCAAATTACCATTTCAAAAGTGATCGATATCTATGCGTGTTATCGGTACTACAAACTGCAGTCATCTACTTTAACAAAGCCATCTAAGCCGACTACAAATCCTCCTTCAGGTTGGAGTGATACAGAGCCGGCTTATGTTTCTGGTTCGACCAATACATTATATTTTGTGGATTGTAATGTGTACTCTGACAAGTCATTCAGCTTTTCAGAAGTGTCGAAGAGCAGTAGTTACGAAGCCGCTAAGGATGCGTGGAACAAAGCCGATAATGCGCAGAATACGGCTAATGATGCAATTAAAGATGTAGATGTCGAATATTATCTCTCTACTTCAGCAACCTCACTATCAGGTGGAAGTTGGTCTACAACAGCTCCTACATGGGTTAATGGAAAGTACATGTGGTCCAGAACCGTAACTGTAGACGGAGCTGGTAACAAAACTTATTCTCCAAATCAAAATGGAGTTTGCATTGCTGGTGCTAAAGGAGACACTGGGGCAAAGGGTGACAAAGGAGCTACTGGAGAAACAGGTCCACAAGGTCCTCAGGGCGGAACTGGACCTACTGGTAAAGGAGTTTCTTCTATTGTAGAGCAGTATTATAAGTCCACATCTGCTACAACTTTATCTGGAGGTTCTTGGTCTAATACATATCCGGGTTGGGAAAACGGAAAGTATATCTGGACACGATCCATTATCACTTATACTGACAAGAATTCCACAACTACCACTCCAGTTTGCGTTACAGGAACAAAAGGTAACACGGGAGCTAAAGGTGATACTGGTTCGGCAGGAGCATCTCTCGTCACATTGATTACTTCTTATTCTTATAACCAGACAGAAATCGATACTTATGCAAAAGACGGTTACTCTGGTTCGTGGTATGTTACAAGTACATCGGGTGTCAAGGTAAATGATACAGTGCTTTTACGAGTGAGAAATACTACAAAGAACGGTTATTGCTATATAATTGCTAAAGTAACAGAAGTTGAATCATCTACTCGAGTTACCGCGACAAGTCAGGGCGTAGTGGATAAGGGTAATACCGGTGCTAAAGGTGATAAAGGAGAAACTGGTCCACAAGGTCCTCAGGGTGTGCAAGGTGTTAAGGGTGCTGATGGTAAGACTTATTATACCTGGATTAAATATGCTGATTCACCAACGAGCGGTATGTCTGATAATCCTAGTGGTAAAAAGTATATCGGTGTTGCCTATAACAAAACTACAGCTACCGAAAGTACAACATACTCTGATTATAGCTGGTCATTGATTAAAGGAGATAAGGGCGACAAAGGAGATAAGGGAGAAACTGGCGGAACCGGTCCTACTGGTCCAACTGGTAATGGTATTAAGTCCATCGCTTACTATTATGCCAGAACAACATCTCAAACAGCTCCAAGCGCAGCAAGTATAACGGCTACTTCGATGCCAACCCTTGATGCTACTAATAAGTATCTGTGGCAAAAAGAAGTAATTACCTACACGAACAACACGAGTCAAACATCTGTATTGCTTCTTGCGGTTTATGGTAACACGGGAGCTAAAGGAGATAAAGGTGATACTGGACCTGCTGGTAAAGGAATCAGTTCTACTGAAGTGACATATCAGGCAAGCACATCTGGTACATCCATTCCAAAAGGTACCTGGGCTACATCTATACCGTCTGTTGTTGCCGGATCATATCTGTGGACGAGGACTATTATCACATATACAGATAAGACTTCCACTACTTCTTATGCCGTCGGTAAGATGGGAAATACAGGAGCGACTGGTAAGGGAATCAAATCTACATCTATCACTTACCAAGCTCACTCAAATGGTACGACAGCTCCTACAGGCACATGGACAGACTTAGTACCAGCTACATCCGCTGAGAAACCGTATTTGTGGTCACGTACAATCTTGACCTACACAGACAATACCACTTCTACTACTTATTCAGTAGGCTCCACACCAGATGGAGTATTGGATGAAATACGAAAAGTTCTCAGATATGACAATACCAAAATTGTTCTGGGACAAGACGGTGAACCGACCTGTCTTGAATTAACTAATGAAGGTCTTACTGTTAAGATCGACTCAGAAGATATTATTTCTGTAACCGGTGAAAATCGTGAGGTAACTTCTGCCTATAATCCGAGCGGTGCTACTTTCACAAGACGATACGGTAAGATAATCAATGCCGATGGAACTATTATATCTTGTGGAAATACTGTTGCTGAAAATGATTACGAAATAGCTGAAATGGTTCAATATACAGGCGTAGATCCGTTACTATCTGGACATGAAGCTGGTATTGACATTACTGCGAAAATAGCTGGCGTTGATAGTGGAACAAATAAAACAGAAACTAGTAAAGCTAGTATTAACATACATACTATACGAAATAGTAGAGCTTCGGTACACTCTCGAATAGACAGTGTTGCTGACTGGATACATTTTAATGGTAAACAAATAAAATTTTATCCAACAGAGAGCTTTGGCATTGATGGAGCATCAATTGGTATCACAGGTAAAGGTATTGGACTTTATCCAACAGAAGAACTTGAATTAGGTATTCCAGTTGTAACCGGTAATTGTAATATGCTGACCAAAAGTTGTACTTGGTATCTCGGAAATGGCAGCACTAATCGACCGTTAGATCAGAACGGTTGGCTGATATCACGATCTTATTCAACCGATTATTGTCATCAAACATATATCACTAACACCGGAGGCATTTATCGACGAATGATGCAATCTGGCAAGTGGAGCATATGGCAAGGCGGATACGCAAACGTTAAGAAATTATGGAGTGGCACTCTTTCAAAAGGTGGAAGTGTTGCTGTTGCTAATTTGAGTCTGTTTGACACATTCATTCTTGGAACATCCAGCGGTACCGCGATGCTAATAGGAACAAGATATTACGATCAAAACCAAAACAGAGGCACAACAGTTCTTTTTACAGCAGGGCATGATGATGGAACTACTAGCTATTTGTATAAAGCGACTACGAGTATGAGTGGAACGACTTTTAGGTTAACGTCGTGCTCAGTTCATACGTTGGATCCAACCGGATGTGGTGGACATGCAGCTACGGTTAAATCGTTATATGGGGTGATGTGATGTTTGTACAATTGAATGAAGAGAATAGAATTATCGGAACTGCCGATGAAAATTGCTTTCCAGAAGACACAATAGTAATTGAGTTTAATTTTCCGGAAGATTTTGATTTTGATAATCAATACGAATTTGAGATCGTTGATGGCAAACTGGTTGCATCTGAAAGTGAGGATGCAAAACGTTATCGTGAAGAGACAGAACAGTTAGAAAAACGAGAAGAGTTCTTATCGACAGCACCAGATACTTTATCGGATCAGGATGATGCCGTTTGTGCTCTATATGAAGAGAACCTGGCTATTAAGAAAACAGCGGCTGAACAGGATGATGCAATTTGCTACTTATACGAGCAGCTTTTGAAAGAGGGTGAGACCAATGGCAAATAAGGCTATACTCAATGCATATGTAAGAAGAATCAAGCGTGGTACAATCACTATTAACGATGTGCCGGAAGAGATCCGAGAAGAAGTAAGGGCAATAATAGAAGGAAAATAAAAGGAAAAAGCGAATGGAAATCAAGACCGAACAGGTCTTATTTTTGTGAGAAAATAGGAAAGGAAGATTAGAATGATGAATCAGATTATTACATTACTTTCGGCGGATTCTTTTGTAAGAATCTTGCTGGTTGCGGTAGCTTTGGATACTATTTTAGGTGTTTTACGTGCAATTAAAGAGCACAAATTTAATTCCAGTGTCGGGATTGATGGGGCAATCCGGAAAACAGCGATGCTGACATCGACTGGCCTGCTCATGGCGATAGATGTGATTATGCATACAAATGTGCTGTTTATGGTTCCGGAAACATACATTAAAGTTCTCGGCATCAGCAAGCTTGGAATCTGTGAGTTTTTTTGTCTACTATTTATATTGTATGAACTGGTGAGCATTTTAAAGAATATGACGTTATGCGGTCTGCCGGTTCCATCAGGTGTGAAGAAATGGATCCAGAAGTTTTTGGAAGATATGACAGAAGAACTACCGGAAGATGCTGTTAAAAACATTGAGATCAAAACAGAACCGAGAACTGAGGGCGAGTAAAACCGTCCTCTTGAAAGGAGAGATACTATGGCACATTTATTTATTATCGCTGGTCATGGCGCCGGTGATTGCGGAGCAGTAGGATATGGATATACGGAGGCAGAGCGTGTA